TGGCGGAAGTGGCGGGAGGGCGGCAACACGCTCGCGATCTGCCCGCAAGTCTCGATCGGCCACGCGGAACTCGTGATTACGTGGCCGGATCAGCAACTCAAGGCAGTGCATCAGTATCCAAATCACTACTGGCAAGCAGGCGGGCGGCGACCACCGGAGGCGTGGGGTTCTCCAGAGCATGCAGCAAAGTGTGAGGCTCGTTGATCGTATGAAAGTTCGACTCCTGAAAGACTGGTCGTATCACAAGCAAGGCGAAGTCGCCGAAGTCTTCGAGCCGACGGCCCGGAACTGGCTCATCAACGGCATCGCCGAGGTCTGCCACGAGAGCCGCTCTCTGGACATCGAGGACGCCGTTGAGAAGCCCGTCCAGGCCGTTGAGCGGGCAGTCTTGGATCGCAAGCAGAAGAAATGAAGTCTTACGAGTTCGTTCAGCGTGGCAACGTCCGGTATCGCTCTCTCAAGCGAATCACGGAGCCTGTGGTCGAGCCAGTCTCGATCTCCGATGCGAAGGCACACCTTCGCATCGACGCTGACTTCACGGACGACGATCTCTACTTGCAGTCTCTCATCTCGGCCGCTCGCATTCATGTCGAGACCGTGAGCGACCGGACTCTGATTCTGTCCCAGTGGCAGATGAAGATGGACGTGTTTCCGTCCTGGGATATTGAACTCCCAAAGCCCCCGATCGCAGTCGGTGACGTGACGGTCTCGTACATCCCGTCCGACGCCGTCTATCTCCCGGTGCCGTACACAAACTTCCGCGTCGACCGAGACTCGACTCCGGCAGTCATTCGTCCGCAGTGGAACGGCTCCTGGCCGTCGGCACGCGGCGCTGAGAACGACGTCGTGATCACGTATTGGGCAGGGTACGGCCCGTCTCCCGCAAATGTGCCCACCCCCGCGAGGCACTGCATCTTGATGCTCGTGGCGTCGTGGTACGCCAATCGAGAAGCGGTCGTCCAGGGCGGCATGAACCCAGTCCCCATGGCCGTCGAAGTCTTGCTCGGCGCGATCAACTGGGGGCAGTACCGCTGATATGGCTCTTCGTGCTGGCGATCTTCGCGAGTCCGTCACTATTCAGGTCGCAACTGAGCAGACCAACGACTACGGCGAGGCGACATTGACTTGGTCGGACTTCGCCTCCCGTCGGGCTTCCATTCGGGGCCTGCGAGTCGACGAAATGATGAGTGCCCAAGGGCCGTACACGGTCGCGACGCACGACGTCGAGTTCCGGTACGTGCCTGGGCTCACGGCTGGCATGAGGCTTATCTGGAATAGCCGCACCCCAGCCAGGACTCTGGACGTGATTCAGGTCACAGAGGGCGCGAACCGGGAGTCGCACAGACTTGTCTGCAAGGAGCAAGTCTCGTGATTACGGTCGAACTCCATGGGCTGGACGAACTCATCGAGGCAGTCAGGAAGATTCCCACTTCCATCGACCGACGGTCTGTCTTCGAGGACGTTTCTCAGCAGTTCTCTGCGAGGCTCAGGGCGGCGACCCCGAAGGGCTACAGCGGCAAACTTCGAGACTCGGTTGTCTACTCTGCCGACGACGAGCAGGGGGAAGTCGGGTACGAGCAGGGCGTCGAGACCGCCGGAGACTCAAGTCTGGACAGCGTCATTCGGCCCAAGAGGCGAGGAAAGTCTGTCCTGGCTCGCAACTGGGTCAAGCCAAGTGAACTGGAGGCTGTCCTTCAGGAGACGTTCGATTCCTACGCATCCGAGGGGTCCGTCTTCATGGAGACTCGCTTCGCAGAGGAGTTAACTCGTGGCCTATCCTGAAAAGTGGCTCCGGGCCAAGTTGGACGAGGCCACGACGGCTGGCATCCACCCTATTCTGGCTCCTCAAAACGCCCCCTTCCCGCTGGTCGTGTACCGCAGGACCGGCACTCGCCGGGAGCGGAACATGGGAGGCAACGTCGGCAGGCCAATTGCCACGTTTTCGGTCTCGATCGTGGCTGAGAGTTACAGCGAAGCAAAAGACATCGCCGAGGCGGTTCGCCTGAAAGTTGACAACTTTACGGGTGACTACTCCGGCCTGACAATTGTATTTACCTCGCTCGTGTCCGAGGCGGACAACATGGAACGTCCGCCAGAGGGCCAAGCGAAGCCGCTGTATCGCGTCGATCAAGTTTACGAAGTTCGGTATCACGAAAACGTCCAAGGAGGGGCGTAAAAAATGGCCTACGAATCCGCACAGGGCTTGTCGTTCACGTTCAGCGGCAAGACGTTCCTGCTCACGAGCATCTCGTTCAACAAGAAGGTCGCTGAAATTGACGTCACCGACCTGAAGGCCTCGCACGGCTCGTATCGCTCCTATCGTGCTGCCCCGGTTCGGGACGGCGACGAACTGTCGATCGAGTTCTACGGCATGGACTTCCCGCAGATGACCGCCACGGGCGTTCTGTCGTGGTCGATGGACGGTACGGGCAGCAACTCGGCCCTGATCTCGTCTCTGCCGACGGTGGCCCTCTGCACGTCGTCTCAGTTGCAGGCTGCGGCCGGTGAACTGATCAAGGGCTCGGCCACGCTGCGAATCACTTTGACTTGATGAATGCCGTATATCTCGTCGCACGGCGCCACGTTTACGTGGGGCACGTTCACCTTTCAGATCACGTCGCTGCAAGTCTCTGCTAACGCAGGAAGCGACATCGACATTACGTCGATGTCTTCCGAAGTTGTCAGCGACCCAGCGAACACTGATCGAAAGATGGTCGTGCCTGACTACGACACGGCCGTGTCGGCGAGGTACGGCAGTGAAATGTCGATTGAGTTTTACGCATCGCGGGACATTACGGCTACGAATTACTTCGACGTCGTAGGTTCCAAGAGAAGTTTCTCAGTGAAGTTTCCGGCCGATGAACTCGGCCAGGGCGTAGGTCTTTCTATTCAGAAAACGGCGATCCTGACTCAGATGAGTCTCGGAGCGGCCACCGGGGAGTATGTGAAGGGTTCGGCTTCGTTTCGTGTAACAGGAAGGTAATTTCCACATGGCTCTCAGTAAGGCTGCGATTCTCGCTGCGGACGATAAGAAGATGGTCGACCACGACGTTCCCGAATGGGGCGGCGCGGTCAAACTCCGGGTGATGACGGGAACCGAGCGGGATCGCTTCGAGTCCGAGTTCGTCAACGGCAACAAGAGCGTCGACATGGTGCGGGCGAAGTTGGTCGCCAAGTGCCTGTGCGACGAGAAGGGCGAGCGGCTCTTCACCGAGACCGAGATTCCCCAGTTGGGCGAGAAGTCCGCTGCGGTCCTTGATCGTCTCTTCGCTGAGTGCATGAAGTTGAACAGGTTCTCGAAAGAGGACGTGGACGACCTCGCAAAAAACTCCTAGACCGTCCCCGCAGGCTGTTCGAGTTCCGGCTCGCACTTGCGCTTGGACGGTCCCATGCCGAACTTCTCGCGTCGGTCGATGCGGCCGAACTCGCAGAATGGGAGGCATTTTGGACAATAGAACCATGGGGGGACGAGTGGCGAAGAACCGCTCGTCTCGCCACGGCTCTATGCACTGCCTGGGGCTGTAAGCGCCTGGAAGAGGAGATGCTCATGCCCAGCCACCGCAAGCGACAGCAGACCAAGGAAGAGATGCTGGGCGAGTTGTGGAAGTTGGCCGCCGCTAACGGAGCGAGGGGCTGACTATGGCGACGATTGGCAGTCTCGCAGTCGCCTTCACGGCGAATCTCAAGGGCCTTGAGGACGGCATCGAAGAGGTCGTTGACCTTTTTGATGATCTGTCTGAGGCTGCCGAAGACCTGACAGAGAAACTATCGACTGTCTCTCAGGCGCGGGTGGCGATTAATGTTGACTCGTCAGGGCTCGAAAAAGCCCGCAGTGACGTCGAGTCGCTCCAAAAGGCGGCATCGACGACTGCCACCGTAAAGGCCTCTGCTGAGACGTCTTCCGTCGATGCGGCAACAGCGAGCGTCGAGAAACTTGGAGACGCAATAGAGTCGACGACAGAAGCAGCAACTTCGTCTCGCAATGCGATCTCTCAGGCGGTCATAACCGCCGCAAGGCTCTCGGCCGCAGCGACCGCAACCGCTTCCGCATACCGAGAAGTTCGCGACGGCACGCTTGCCTATATAGCCTCCGCAACCAGGGCGAGAAGTACTTCAGAGCAACTTGCAGTAGTAAACGCCGCGCTTCGGGGGGATTACATTGCGCTGCGTGTCGTCATGGCAGGAGTTGGAAGGTCGATCCAGGGTTATGTCGCTGGATTCTTCACGGCAGAAGGCGCAGCGAATGTCCTGCGAGCGGGCCTGTCTGGGCTCTTGTCGACTCTCGGAATCACAGACCAAGCGCTTGCTTCGTCGATCAAGTACTTCGCAGACTTTTCTATAACCCAGGCTGCCAGCGCGGCGGCGTACAGGCTCAGTCAGAGGTCACTTGCCGTACTCGGAGAGTCGCTTGACGTCGCTGGCGAAGCGGCCGCAAGGTTTGCGGCGTCCAGTGCGACGCTCAGGTCAGCAGGAGCAACGGTAGCGACGGCGTTCAACGCCGCCAACAATGCCTTCAACGTGACGTCGGCCAGGATCAGCCTCATGCTGTCGAGGCTGAACGTGGCTGGGCCAGTGTCTGCGACCGTCGGCACGGCGTTTGACTCGCTGAGACAGACTGTCGAGGGACTGGCAAGCGGATCAAAGACGCTGTCGTCTGTTGCGTCTTCGGTGTCGGCTGGTCTCGCATCGCTCATTCCAAGTTCCGTTGCGGTCTCGTCCGCACTGACAAGAGCAGCGTCCACTGCGTCTGGGCTTGTCGGCACATTCGGGACGCTATTGTCGTCGCTGCAATTCATCCGCGAGGGAGCGAACTCGACGGCCGAAGGGTTCATCGGGCTCGTTGCGAGAACGGCGGCTACATCCGCCGCCATCGGCGGCGTCGCTGGCGCGCTGGGCGCATGGGCGGCGGGAACGTCCGTTGTCGCCGGAGCGACAGCGAGCGCCGGAGCGGCTCTGGCGTCGTTTGCAACGGCACTGCCAGTGACCGCTGGTCTGGCAATCGCAGCAGCCGTCGCGACTGGAAAGTTTGCTCGCGAACTTGAATCCCTGAGCGTTCAGTCGCAGCAAGTAGAGCAGATGGCTGATCGCTTCGGTGCGCCTCGGCAGGAGATCGAGAAACTGAGGCTTTCGGCGTCAAACGCTGGCGTTGGTCTGAGCCAACTCGCAAAGGCGCAGCAGGCGTTCTATACGTCTCTCGGCAAAATAAAGGCAGGCCAACTGAACGTCGAGAACGTCCGCGAGGCAAAACTCGCGTTCGACAGGCTTGGTATTTCGCTTGACGAGATCAGGGGCAAGTCTCCTGATCAAGTCTTCAAGACGGTCGCCGCAGAGTTATCCAAGGTTGAAGACCCAGCGAAGCGGACGCAGATCGCGTTTGATCTTTTCGGCAAGCAGGGCGCTGCAATTCTCCCTGCCCTAAAGGAGTTCGGAGAACTTTCAGCAGACTTCGACAGGCTGGGTGGCTCGATCAGCAATCTTGATTTCAGTAGATTCACTAGCCTGGAGCAGTCGTTCGACAGGCTGCATGCGTCTGCGTCGTCGCTTAGAACGGCAATGCTCGTTCCTTTTACGGAACTCCAAAAAGCGTTTAATAACGCCATGGCGGACATCAAGGGCGGCGTGGCAACCGCGCTTGGGCCGATTGCAAGCGTGCTGGCTGACGCAACAAAACCGTTTGCGGTCGTGATCGAGGTTGCTGGCCGATTTGTCGGCATCCTCCTCCGCATCGTCGGGGTCTTTACGACGATAGCGGCGTCCCTTAGCGTCCTGGGGACGATCGCCCAATTGTTTGAAGGCATCCAGCAGGGCGTCTACGCCGCCATGGAGCCTGTCGAGCAACTCATCTCAATGCTGCAAGGCGTCGCGGGCTTGATTTCGTCCTACATGCGGCCGCTGTCTGGGATTTTTACAGCGATCGGAGCGGCAATCGGTGTTGTTGTCGGTGGACTCGCGCAACTCGTAACGTACGTTGCCCTCGGCGCTGCTGCGTGGGGCGTCTACTCGGCAGCAGTCGCCGTCGCGACTGGGTTTTCGCTTGTTGCTACTGTCCAGTTTATCGCCATGTGGGTCGCAGCGCTGGGCCCGTTTGCGCTCGTCGTCGCTGGCCTTGCCGCCATTGGCGCTGGAATCGCTGCCGTGACATACCTCGTGTCCGCAGGCATCAAGTGGCTCTACGATTTTGCCGATTCTTTTGGCGTCTTCGGGGAGTCTCAGCCTGAGATCAACGCCGCGACTGCGTCTGTGTCTGAACTTGCTAACGCAGCAGCGCGCTCAGCAGACGGCGTAGACAAGATCGCGGCCTCGGTCGAGGCCGCGAGAGGAGGCATTGGCGATCTGACGATCGAGGCAGCCAAGTTTGGAGACGCCGGTGCCGACGCAGCAAAAGCCGCGCAGGAGCAGTTCAATGAATTGCAGCAGCGGCTTGCTCGCAAAGACATTAACCTTCCGACGTTCGACAAAGAGTCAGCCAAGATTCGTGAGAACCTTGAGAAAAATCTGGAGATTCTTCGCGACGACAGCCCGGAGATCACTCTCAAGAAGAACCTCGAACTGTATAAGCAACTCGATGACGCCGCCAAGCAGGCCGCCAAGTCAACTCGCGACATCGGCGCCGACGTGCAGATCGGAGACAAGATTTTTCCAAGGTCTGAAGAGGTTAAAGCCAGGGCGAAGCAGTTTGAGCGAGAGTACGTCGCCGCCCTCGAAGCCATCAAGAAGAAGCAGCAGTCTGGTGACTTTGGCCGCGAGTTGACGGCGAAGAAGAAGCAGAACGAAGATGACTTCAAGGCCGGGAGAATCAACAAAGAGCAGTTCGAGTCCGTGAAACTCGAACTCGACTCGACGACAGCCCAAGAACAGGCAGCAATTGCTGCCGAAGACGCCCAGCGAGAGTTCCAGCGGAAGAAGGTGAAACTGGAGGCCGACTTGTCGTTCGCCGACGGCATCCGCAAGAGCCTTGAGACTGCGTTCCTGTCGCCAGTCGAGAAGTTCCAGAAGGAACTGAAGAAGATTCGCGACAATCCGGAATTGACCACGGAAGAGAAAGACAAGGCCGAGCAAAACCTCCGCAGAGAAACCCGCGAGTCTCTCATTGGCAAGACAGCGCAGACGCAACTCCAAGAGCGGCGGCGAGACCTCGGTCAGGCCGTTGATGAGGGGCTGATTTCTCGCGAGCAGGCCGACTTCCAGGGCAAGAAAGCGCTCGACGAGTTCGCCCAGTCGCTGGGCGTCGTCAAGACGCCGTTTGAAGACTTCTCGACGTCCCTCGACGGCATCGCCGAGAAGTTCGGCTTCGTCGGCCAGCCTCTCGATGAGGTTCGGAAGAAACTCCAGGGAACGCCAGAGCAGTTGGCTCTCTTCGACAGGGCTGTCAAGGAGTCGAGAGACAAGTTGCTGGCGTCGCTCGGAATCGAGAAGTCGCCAGAGCAAGTCTTCCAAGAGCAGATGAAGAAAATCGAAGAGGCCGCGAACTCTTCTGACCCCAACAAGCGAATCACTGCGGAGCAGCGACAGCAGGCCGAGACGGCAGCGAGACGGCAGCGAGATAAGGCCCTGGGGGCTGGTGAGGGGCTTGGCGAGCAGTTCGCGGAAAGGCGAAATCAGATCGCCGAATCGTACGGCACGGACGTCAATAAGCGCATGGTCGCATTGAATCGACTGGACATGGACCGTCGCTCGGCCGCAGGCCTCGATGCCACCCCTGCCCAGCAACTCAAGGCCGGGATCGACAACATCAACGACGTGTTCAACGTCACGGGCAAGTCTCTCGCCGAGATTCAGAAAGACCTCGGCCCGGAGAAGTTCGCCGAATACCAAGAGGCGATCAAGAAGAACTCAGACGCTGTAAAGGCAAACCTCGGCGTCGAAAAGAGCGGCGCTGCCCAGTTTGCCGAGGCTCGGGAGAAACTCACGAAGGCAGTCACAGACGGAGTCATCTCTCAGGATGAAGCAAACAAGGTTCTGAAGAATCAGAAAGACGCCCTGCTTCAGTCTCTCGGCATCTCGAAGTCTCCTTCCCAGGACTTCGAGGACGCGGTCGCGAAGATCAAAGAGAATGCGTCCGAACTTACGCCTGACGAGTTGCAGAAGGGCCTTAAGGAGGCAAAGGACAAACTGCTTCAATCGCTCGGCATCGACAAGTCGCCAGCCGACGCTGCCGAAGAGTCGCTCAAGAAACTGCGAGAGGCTTTCAATAAGGGCCAGATCGGTCTGAATGAGTTCAATAAGGGAACGCAAAAGGCGAAAGACGCTCTCTTGCAGTCTCTCGGCATTCCGCTTGACCCTGTCGTGCAACTCGGCAACCGGCTCGGCGACCTTCAGGAAGCGTTCGGGAAGGGCCTGATCACGCAGGAAGAGTTCACTCGCGGCCAGGAAGAGGCTCGCCGGGCCATGCTCCCCGGCGGCGAATCGGAGAGCCCAGTCAAGAAGTTCGAGCGAGACCTCGACGCCGTAGACCGCGCCCTTCAGGAAGGACTTATTGATCCCGCTGACGCAGATCAGCGAAAGAAAGTCCTCCAAGCCCAACTCCAAGAAGACCTCAAGCCAGCCCTCGACCGCGTCGCCCCCGACCGTCGGGCGGTCGAGTCGGCCGACACTCGCAGCAAGGCTGGCGTGGACACGTTCTTCCGCATCTTGCGAGGCCAGGACAATCCGGGCCTCAAGGCCCAACTCGAAACCGCCCAGGCCACGAAGTTCCTCGCTCAGGCTGCCGCCCAGCCGGAGGCCGCCGAAGTCATCGCCCAACTTGCAGCCCGATAGTACGGATACGCTTTCATGCCAGAGCCAAACCCAGTCGGACCGCCGTGGTCAAACCCGCTGCTCACTGACGTGACAGACTGCCGCGAACTCTTTCGCGGCAAGTCTCGGCAGGCGGGCATCGACGGGAATCCGACATACACGCGAATCTTTCTCGTCCGCGTCAAGACGGTTAATCCAGACCTGGCGCAGGTCGCATCTGCCCCTGGCATCAACTGGCGGGACGTCTACCCGGACGACGCCAATGCGTATCTCGTCGAGTCCAGCACTCAGCAAGAAGGCGACTCGGCGTTTCATTACAAAGTCACGTACCAGTACAAATATCTCGACGAGTCAGAGAAGATTCCGTGGCAACGTCCGCCTCAGTTCTCGTTCTCTGGCTCGCTGGCTTCGGCTCCATGCTTCTGGCACTACCCCAACGCAGGAGACAACGAGACCAAGCAGATCATCGTCAACACCGCCAAAGACCCGCTTTCTGGGCTCGATCGCGACGAAGGTGAGTTCAACGTCACCATCTCGTACAACCAGAAGCCGCCGTTTGATTACGCCAAAGCGCAGTTGTACGTCGGGGCTATTAATTCAGACACGTGGAGCGGAGGTCAGCCCAAGACTTGGAAGTGCCAGAGCATCACGGCGAACCGCAAGATCGAGACCATCCCTGGCGTGAACCCAAGCACAGACCCGCCAGTCAGAGTCGTGTACTACGAGACTTCTATCTCGATCGCCTACAGGAACACTGGCTGGGACTTGCAGACTTGGAATGTCGGGTTTAACGAAATCAAGGGCGGCAAGCGAGTGAAGATTCTCGCTGGCAGTGAGCCAGTCAGCGAGCCAGCCGCCCTCAACTCTAACGGCACAGCGAAGACTCCCGGCCTCCCCCCAGACATGCTGACGTTCCGCATCTACAGGACACTGCCGTTTGTGGGGACTTTTCATCAAATACCAAGCGACCTCTTCGCTGGATGGCCGTACAGCGAGCCAGCGTTCCCAGTGACCTGACATGCTCAACATTAGCCAATTCAAGAAAAAAACTCCGGCGAACAAGACCGAGCAAGTCGTTCAGTTTCGCCACAAAGACGCGCAGCGTATCGCGAGTGCTGTCCATGCTCACGAGACTGCACGGCGGGGGAAAAATCCGAGCGTCTTGCCACGGGCTGTCGGCGGCGGCGGCGGAGCGTTCGCCACGGCGCGATTCACCGGCGCGTGGAGCAAAGACACGCTCAAGACTGTTACGTTCATTGCAGACACTGCCGCAACCGCCGTCGCCAGCAACATCTTCTCGAACATCGCCGCGCCGCCTGGGGGCGGCTCTCGTCGTTGCGGCTTGGCTCTGGAGGGCACGACTTGGATTCTCATCGCCGCTGAGTGCTAGTAATGAACTTTGGTTTCGAGTGCTTCCGGAAACTGATCTGCTGCATTCCGAAGATATACGGCTGGGGTTATGGTCACACCGGCCAGTTGGGTCTTGGCGAGGCCTCAGGCTACAAGTCCGACATGCCACTGCCGGGCACAGAGCCGCCGACCATCGACAAGCAGTCGGACTGGATCAAGGTCTGCTCGGGCGGAGGGCGGGGGTACGGGATACGCTCTGACGGGACTCTATGGGGGTGGGGGACGTTCTACGGTGACATCACTTGGATGGCAAATGGAACGCATGCCCCTCCGGGCGACGGCGTCGCCGAGAACTATTCCCATCCAGTCCAGATCGGCGTCGGCCATAAATGGATAGACGTTTCTGCGTCGGAGTCGCACACGCTGGCTGTGCGAGAGGATGGCACGCTTTGGGCGTGGGGGTCGAACAAGCAGCACGAACTCGGCACGCATCTCCGGTACAATCGCGGCACGGCGATAGGCCACGCCGAAGAGGCAGTTCGGGCGGTTCTTTCCAGGCCGATCGCGGCGGCTGATCCGTTTGTGGTGCAAGGGCTTGGTCAGCAGCGCGGCAAGTACTCCAAAAAGCCGACCGCTCAAGTCGTGCAGATGAAGAAAGACTCGCTCGGCAGCGATTGGGTCGTGGACTCCAGTGCCTCGGTCACTCCGGCTCAGGCTGAAGTGGCCGCGATGGACTACACGGTCACTTCGGTGGAGTTAACTAACGGAGGAAGTGGGTACACGTCTGTTCCGACGGCCACGCTGGAGCAAGACGGCAGTTCGCTGCCTCCGTCCGAGCGGAATCTTTCTGTCTCGCGAGTGCAGATTACGAGCCAGGGGTCCGGATACAAAACTCCGCCTGTCGTTTCGTTTGCGGGGCAGTCCGACTCCACGGCGTCTGCTTCCGTGTCAAAAATGTGGTGCAAGGCCAAGTCCATTCAGGTCGCAAGCGGCGGCGGAAATTACGTTGAGCCGCCGTCCATCGAGATCGTCACGCTTGCCGGTAGAGCAAGAGTTATCGGAACTGCAACCGTAACCAACGGCGTCGTTACCGGGGCGACGCTCAGTTCTTCTCTTCTCGGCGATCTGCTCCCTGGTCGGTATCCTGTGACGTTTAACTCTGTAGTCGGGACCGGAGCATCGGCGACAGTCACGATCGAAGGCGACGGCATTCAGGAGATTGCAGTCACTTCTGGAGGGGCAGGCTACAAGGAGCCTCCGGCGGTGTCTTTTGCGCCAACCAGCGGCGGCTTTGGTGCTTACGCGGACGCCAGAATGGTTTCCGTGGAGTCGATTGGGGCTGGCAACGTCACCCTGACTCCCGTCGCAAGATTCAGGGTCGTTGAGATTAGAGTCACCAGCGGAGGCTCCGGGTACACGTCACGCCCGTCCGTGACTTCTGTAGGCCCAACAGCCACGGCGACCGTGTCCAAGATGGGCTGCATAGTCGAGAGCATTAACGTCACGGTTCCCGGCAGCGGATACTCGTCTCCGCCGACGGTGACAATCGACGGCCAGCCATCGGCCAGCCTGTCGGCAGTCGTCCAAAACGGTGCTGTCTTGCGAGTAGACGTTGCTCCGGGCTTGAAGGTCGACGCCGAAGCGGTCGCAATTGGTTTCTCTGGCGGCGGCGGCTCTGGTGCGACGGCTCAGGCTGTGCTGCGGCTCAATCATGTTCTCAGAGTATCAGTCCAGCCAACAGGCTCGTACGTGCAGGGCGGCTCTGGAGGAGACTTTCCTGTTTCGTTTTCCGGCCCAGGCTCCGGCGCAACTGCCGTCGCCAAGCACGGAGACGGATCGGTCGTGGCAATCGGCGCTAATGCGCCGTGGAACCAACAGGGAAACGGCTACCGCGAGCCTCCCGTGGTCGTTTTTTCGGGCGGAGGCGGAACGGGAGCCGCAGCAACCGCGAAGGCCGAAGGAGTCGTCGAGGCGGTTGCGATTACGGTGCCTGGAGATGGATACACCCGCAGCGAGGCTGGCTTTCTCAGGCGAGCCCCGTTCGTGCAATTCACTCGCGACCCTGAAGATGAGTTTCAGGGACCGGACGCAAGTTTCATTTGCAGCATCGAGCCTGGGCCGATTCAGTCGCTTGTGGTCAGCGACGACTGGAAGCCGAAGCCGCCGCCTGAGCCAACGCCGTTTGCCCCGCAGGGAACGGGCCGCGTGCCGATGGGCCAGTGGATGATCGACTACGAACCCACCTACATCGTTCTCGGCGACAGGCAAGAGCCTCTCCCGCTGACGCAAGACTCGCTCGGCTGGGAGTCGGCTCCGTTTGTCATAAGAGGCAACATGCCCGGTGGGAATATAGCGGGCCGAGCCCCGTTTGACGGCCCGCCTTCTCCGCCGCCAGTCTGGAACCTTGAGTTCTTGTCCGAAACAGGAAGCGGCGCGTCGGGGACGATCTCGACAGCCTCTGGGTGGATTGACACGGTGACTCTGACAAACAGCGGAGACTTCTACGCATCTGAGCCGATCGTCGAGATCGACGGCGCTGGGGCTATGGAGCAGTACAACTCCAGCCGGTTCACCAACGTGTTCCGCAGGCCGATTCAAGTTGGCCTTGGCCGCACTTGGAAGACTGTGTCTGCTGGAGTTAACTACTCTCTCGCGACAGACAGCAGTGATCTGCCGTATTGGTGGGGCACGATACCGGGGCTGCTTAAGTGGCCTGATTCGTTTCAGTGGCCTTTCAATACGTATCAAGAAGTCATTAAGAGACCGTCGAGAGTCGGCAAGAGAGCCTACGTCACGGCAGAGGCGACGTCAGATGAGGTTGGCCCTGTGTTTGGTGTCTGGGTCGAGCCACCGTCGACCGAGGGCGGCATCCCTGCGTCTGTCGGAAACTCATTCAGGCAGTTGAAGACGCCGGGGCTGTCCGGATTTGGCAATGGACCGGCAGTTTCCGCCAAGTACGAAGGCCCTATTTACATCACCATGTCGGCAGGGCACGGCTACACCGAAGTTCCAGAACTCTTCCCGGCAGGCGGCACCGGGTACACGCTGACTGCACACCTCGACGGCCCTGATGCGTGCCAGTCAGTGCTGGCGGCAGGATCATCCGCTCTCGCAATCGACACGTCTGGTGTTTTGTGGAGACTCAATGCGGCGAGTGCTTTTCATGGCGACGGATTCCAGCCGAAAGACAGGCTGTTTCTTTACGAGTCCAGCACGCACCCGCCCGCTCAGTCTGTGCAGCAAGCGGCGGAGCATGACGGCTCGCACGGCATGTCTCGCATTCGCTATCGCCTCGTAGACGGAAAGAGCGGGAACCCACTCGACGCAAAAGGGCAGTGGTCTCCTATTGTTTACAAGTGGTACATCGTCAAGACAACCGTTACCACGACGGTCGTCAACGGACAAACTCAGCAAACGCGACAAGACACAATCCATTCTCAGGGGACTGTCACGGGAGACGCATCCTTTGACCCACCTAGTACGAGCAGCGAGCCAGCCCTTGACGTCTGGATGGGCTCCGTCGTTTCTCCGCCAGAGGTCGACCAGCGACAGCCGTACGTAAGCCTCGGAATGAATCCTCCGCATCTCGGGACTTCCGGACGCACATGGCCGACTCTTCCTCCTAGCACGCAGACCGACAGTTTCAGTCTGCACGTCTTTGTTGATCAGTTTTCGGAGTTCTCTGGCAAGTCTCACGCGACTTACGAAAAGTTGCCGCCAAAACTCGCCCACGGCGGCTTCGGCCCGGCAAAAGTTGCCGAATATCTTCAGTGGAATAAGGTCGGGTCAGAAAAGGCTTACGAAGGATTCCAAAGCGGAGCAGCACTTTCCGCAGGGTGCATCGGAGAAACAACGGACGGGAAGTTGTTCTTCGATGTCTCTAGGGAGGAGTACTACCATGCTGCCTTCTTGGGTCAGGGCACGAGCCTGACTGCAAGCCCATACCCTGCCGCATTTCAGTCTCCGCAACTCGGAATCGGCGGACACTCGGGAGTCAAAGAGTCCGATCAGTCTCTGTGGCTGCTCGGCCATCCGAAGTACGGCCCGCCGATCATCAAGGGCGACGTCGAACTCAAGGTCGACAACCCTGGAGAAGGCTACACGGAGCCAGCCATCCTGTCGTTCAGCAGTCAGGCGCAAGGCGTCGCGACTGCGAAGGCGACCCTCAATGGCTCGATCATAAGCGTCGGAGTGGTGCAGAAGGGTTCCGGGTACAGAACTCCGCCGACCGTAAGTGTTCCTGGCAACGCCCAGATCGAGGCTGTCATCGCCGGGCCGGTCGAGTCTGTGCAAGTCACAAACGGCGGGTCTGGGTATCGCGTTCCGCCGAAGGTCGTCTTTTCGCAGCCGGGCATCTCGGCGACGGCGACGTCTACGATCAAAGATGGCGCCGTCCAGTCTGTGCGAGTCTCTGAAGGCGGCCGGTATCGCGATTCGCCCACGGTCTCTTTCGAGCCAGTTCCAGACGTCGAGTCGATCGCCGTTACGGCTGGCGGCTCTGGGTACACGTCACCGCCCAGCGTGCTTGTGGTCGGCGGCAGTGGATCGGGATGTTCTGCGAAGTGCAGCATCGACGGAAAGGTCACTGGCATAACGATCGCCAGTGGCGGCTCCGGGTACACGTCTCCGCCGACGGTCTCGTTCTCCGGTGGCGGCGGCTCCGGCGCGACTGCGATCGCTGGCATCGACGAAACGACGGGGCAAGTCTCGGGAGTCACTGTCCTCAGCCCAGGCAGCGGATACCAGTCGCCGCCGACTGTTGTCTTCACTGGAGGTGGCGGTAACGCTGGAGGAGCGTCGGCCGTGGCTGCGATTGCTGGCCCAGTGCGGGACGTGACGGTGACGTCCCGTGGTTCTGGCTACTACAGGCCGCCGCAGGTTTTCTTCCAGGGTAGCGGCGGAACTGGCGCAGCGGCAACGGCAACAACGGCGGCCCCTGGCGGCGGCGCAACGGCGACGTCCAGGATCAACGGCTCTGTGATCCACTGCAAGGTTCTCAACGGCGGCTCTGGGTATCGCTC